CTTGAAGGATTCGATAGCACGCGAGTTACCCATGTAGAAGATTTGCGACACAGGGCCGTCCATCGCCTGGGTGGCACCGATCTTGTTGAACATGAGTTCCGGGTAGGTGCGACGAATCAGCGGGAAGGCAAACTTTTGGAACGTGCCGATCTTACCAGTTGTCGTGGCAGCTTGGCTAAGTTCTTCGTTCAGGCTCTGCTTCGTGAATTCTTTGGCTTGGTTTTCAAAGAGACGAGCGGTCTGGTACGCGATGTGATCATCCCCGATACCTTCAAGGAGTGGTTCCCAACGCTTCAGTAAATCGTTTCTATCTAATGCGGTCATAATTAACCTCTATAACTGTTGAGTTTTTCTAACACGCCTTGATTGATCCACTCATTCGCGTGGCCAGCGTGGTTTTCATTTAACTTTTCGTCAGCTTCCTTCACTTTGAAGTTATCCTCACTGACGACCAGTGCCGTTTCCGAGAGCTTCCTCTCAGCGTTAGCCGATTCTTGCAGACTTTCCATTTCGCCATGTATAGTTTGCAAAGCCTCTTCTAACTTGTGCGTTTTATCGTTTGCAACCTTAGCTTGACGCTTTAAGCTGACGTTCTCCTTAAGGAGCTTATCAACTTGACGCAGAAGAGCTTGATTCTTCTCTTCTTGTTGCTCACCAAGAGATGCGAGAACCTCCATACCATTCATTTCGTCTTGGTTGGTGTTCTCTAAAGCAAACATCGAGCGGACGGTTTCGAACATTTGAGCGTTACGGAACGTCTCGTTTTCAAGCTCAAGCTCCTTAAGGGCTTGCTCTTTCAGCTTCTCAATGTTACCACGAATAAAAGACTGGACCTTCGTGGACAGGTCACTGACTTGCTCTTCGACTCGTTGCTCGATGATGACTGCGACGAGCTTAGAGACCTTTTCCAAGGTATTCTCATCTAAGCCTTCAGGCAGATACTCGGCAACCGAATCTAAAATATCTTTGCTGTTCGACATAATTGACCTCTATGTAGGTATGTAGGGTAGTTGTGTATTTTTAATACGAATTATTTTTTAGATCTAGCTTCAACATAACGATCACCCCAGCAAACTTTCTTAAAAGCTTCAATTAAAGTATTGCCGATAATGTGGGTGTTAGCATGGTCCGATGCTTTTTTTCCAGCGTCATAGATTCTTTTTGTTACTTTGGCATCACGCTCGTAACCACTTGTACGGTTACCTTGTCTAACAGCCCGACCAGCAGCAACTTCCTCCGCTTTTTTTCTACTCTTTAATTTCTCTTCTTGATCGCGGGGGCCTCTTGATCTAGTTACGCCTTGGGCTCTCCTTTCAGCAGCAAGAGCCACCTTACCCACGTTAGCCATAAATCGTCTTTTAGCTGCTTTGTTTCTACTTTTAACCACACCTTCGCTAAGGTAGTTTCTGAAAGCACTCATTTTTTCTTGCCTCCTGGTTTTACTTTACCACTGCACACAGCGGAAGCATACATGTTAGCATAAGCGGATGGGTAAACATCATACTTGCGTTTGGCAGCAGCCTTGCCCTTAGGGCACAGCTTGCCTTCAATCATTTGACCGAGACGCTCAAAGGCTTCTCGCTTCTTATTAGCTTTCTTAAATGTAGATACCATAGTTGGCTTACCTCCAGGGTTACCAGCCGCTCTTTTTCTACGAACGGCTGATTTCTTTTGTTTCTTACTCATACGACCCGCCTTTGCAGCAGGCACGCACTTCGGATAACCTTTACGCTTCTCGCCTTTGGATCGTCCACATGGCTTGTAACCGCCGCCCTTTTTAGGGGCACCAATATCAACCCACTTCTCTTTGACCCACTTGCGGAGATCTTCAACTAATTGTGTTGTAAGATCTTTCATTTCTTTTTCTTGAATTTCTCAGCGTACTTTTTAAACTCCTCAGCGTATTTCTTGTCATACCCTGGCTTCTTAGGCTTCTCTTTGGCTTGCTGATCAAGCTCCTTCCTTACTCGTTGTTCTTCACCGGGCTTGTACATGCTTTCGTTGTAGCTATCACCCCAGCAAACCCTCTTCAAGCCTTCAACGACAGCTTCCATAACATCAACACTCTTCTTCTTTTTCTTCTTGCCGGGGATAACACCTCTACCAATAAGAACGTCTTTTCTAGTAACCTTACCATCACCGCTCAGATCAGGGAACTTCTCATCGGCTCTATCACCCCTCAGCATCTTGAAGTCTTCCGAGTCGAGCTTACCATTATTGTTCTTATCAAGCTTTTTCTGCTTACCTTTCAAAGCTTCACTGATCTTACTCTCAAGCATGGTCAACAGGACTCGATCCTTCTTGTGCTTGGAGACAATTTCCTGAGCACGTTGACTGTTCTCGCGGATCGACTCAGTAAGTTCAGGGTAAGCACCCCTTGTGGAAGGGTCCGAAACAAGGTCGAACGTGATAAGCTTGAAGTCTTCATTGACGATCTTGCCTTTGATGCCTTCCGTGACACTACCAACACCACGGCTAGAGATACCAATCTTCACACCGTCGTTGATCAGGGCTTCAACAATCTTACCGTTAGGAGTCGAGAGAATCTCGCACTCACCAATGACCGAGCCATCCTTATCTACACTTAAACCAGTGATAACGTGCGAGGCTTGCGAAAGGTGGATAGCATCATTAGCAGGGTGATCGAGAGCACCAACTAACGAGCGGTCACCAATCTTCTCTTGGATAGCTTGAACTTGTGCTTCAAGGATCTTACGAGGGTAGATTCTACCGTTGTTGTTCTGCTCATCGCATTGCTGGAACTTACCCCGCAAACGAAGTCGGGAGTTACCCTCAGTACCTTCTTTAATAACTTTAACTTGTTCTAAAACATTACATTCAACGAGTAACATAATAACTCCTATTTCTGTTTGCGAGACCAGTATTTCTTGCTCTTGAACTTACCGGACTTTTGCTTACCATGCCTAACGAGAGTTCTGACGGCATATTTCTTAACATCCGAGAACTTAGAAGGAATGGTGCCAGGGGAGAAACCCTTAGCAACACGCCCGCCAACCTCTTGCTCATCATCCTTACCCCACTTACGCTTAGTGATAACGTAAAGACGATTTGAATTCTTTGTGGAAAAGATCTGACCCACGTAACCCTTTTTTAGAGCGTTTGTAATAGAATCATAAACCTTAACGCGAGACTTAGACGCTTTCGTCTTAGCCCCGCCCTTTTTCATCTTAGCCCTACCTTCAGCAGAGCCTTGAGCCTTAGTTGCCCTTGTTTCTTTTATTACGTTTACGAGATCCATTTAGGTATACAGGTGGGTAAGTATCATCTCCTCTCGGAAGAGCCTTAGCAGCCCCGACACCAATCATGCCGCAGGTAGTCATTTCCTGCATAACATTCTTAGCTTCCTTCAGGAGTTCTTTCAAGTTTTCAACCAGTGTTTCAAGTCTTTCCTTGAGTATAGTAGCCTCAGTGATAGGCTCGAACTCTGGCATCATTTCTTGCTTTTTATCAGGATCAGATGATTCTTTCAAAGCACCGTTGAACCCGACGATTTGTTTTACAAAAGCATCGGGAACAACTACTGCCTTAAGACCATCATCAACTACTTCAGACTTAGTGACGATCTCCTTCACGGGAGTCGGATCGGCTAGAATGGATTCGGTAAGACTTAAAAGATCTTTGGTGCTAGCACTCATCTTTTAACCTCACTTCTTCATCTTCTTTTTCTTTTTCATGGCCATCATGCCATAGCCTTCATCCATATCATCTTCTTCGTCATCATCCTTCTTCTTCGGCTTGTCCTCGGCGTCGTCTTCACAGTCCTCGGCCTCATCGAGATCCTCGTCTTCCGACTCTTCAAGGTATTCGCCATCTTGCTCAAGGGCCTCATTGATCGTACCAAGGATGAAATCAACACACTCTTGCATGTTCTCCTCAGGGATCGGATGCTCTAACTCCGACTCGCAGAGCGGGCAGACATGCTCGTCAGCCTGAGCTTCTTCAACAACTTCAACTTCCTGCGACTCAGTCAGAGCCTCCGCAGTGGCGAGTTGGTTAGCGGCAAGGATCTTGCCAACAAAATCATCATCAACATTAATGTAACGCATAGTAGTACTCCTATAGTTATATGTATTTAGTCTGTATCTGTAAAAATAATAAAATTATATTTTGACCGTAGTTATATTACGACGATCATTCTGAGTAATAATAGTTTTAGAGTCATCCGGTATCACTCTAGCAGATGTGTTGTGACCTGATTCTACACTTTCAATCCTAACACCCCCTCTCATACCGTTTGCAATCTCTAGAATTAGATCTCGGTTACTATCGTAAAACATCTCACCTACTCTAGTTACTGGCATCCTACTGTAGATATCATACCAAGTAACAGTGGTAGCACTATATGTAGATGACAGGTAATCAATAACTTCCCTCAACATGTAAGCAGTGCCCT